CTATGCCTTCCGACTGGTTCAAAATAATACCATACTTTCTCGCCTTCTTCAGGCATCGCTTCTTCTACATGCACCCACATAGTACATCCTTTCTTGGCCTCTCCTGCAGGACTCGAACCTGCGACCTACGGTTTAGAAGACCGTTGCTCTAATCCAACTGAGCTAAGGAGAGAATTAACCTCTCAACTCATTCATTTGATCCCAAATCTTACGAGCACCGTCCCAAGTTTTGAAACCATATTCATCTGCAAAGTCCATTGAACTAGAGAACCAAACATCACCAGTTATATTATTATCACTAAGAAGTTTAGATAATTCTTTAGCTGTTGCAGCAGAACCTACTGTATTTCCAGGTCCAACGTTTATTTCAACTTTACCTTCATTAGCGCTTACAAAAACTGATTCTGACATTTCTTTCTCCTTTATCATTCTATATATTTAATATAATGCCTTTTTAAACAAAGTGCAACTGTTTTTTTAAGATAAATACAATAAAAGTTACTTTTTTAGGAAAAAAAATGCCATCATTAAATCCAAATGTTACTGTCTCTGTAAGTACTACTAATAGTACAAGTGTATTAAATAATGTAAATTTTTTACAACCTACATCTTTTAGACTTACTATAGAAAGACAACACTTTCAAAATTTAGAGTTTTTCTGTCAGACTGTCCTTCATCCAGCTCTTCAAGCTAATGCTATTGAAGTACCATATAAAAGAATAGGATCAGTTCCTTTTGCACCGGATAAGTTGACTTTTACTGAATTAACATGTATAATTATAGTAGATGAAAACCTTAATAGCTATACAGAAATGTACAACTGGATGCAGAGATCCATTGAAACTGTGGAAAAATCCCCCTCAAAAAGAGATACTACTAAACCTCCTACATATTGTGATATGACTCTTTCTATTTTAACTAGTCATAATAATCCAAATAGAACTATCAGATACTATGATTGTTTACCAGTAAGTTTAGGAGATATGACTTTAGAATCCACTAGTGGAGATGTACAATACATTACCTTCCCAGCTACTTTTAGATTCTCTCACTTTGAATTAAACTAGAGATATATAACAGTGGCAAAATAATAAAAAGTAGTATATAATATAGTGATTTTAACTGCACGAGTATATCATGACATTAGAAGAAATCCTTAATCAGTGGGCTGTAGACTCACTAATAGAAAAAAATGATCTAGACGAAGTTTCTAGAAAGACACCATCCTTACATGCTAAGTATCTTGCTTTACTAGCGAATGCTAAACTTAAGCTTCGCAGAGAAGAAATGTCTCAGAAAAAACTTCTGAAGAAAAAGTGGGAATGGTATAATGGTAAGATGTCTGAAGAAGATATAGAAAAACTTGGCTGGGATCATGATCCTTTAAATGGTTTAAAAATTATGAAAGGTGATATGGATTATTATTATGATTCAGATCCTGAGATACAAGAATCAGAACTTAAGATTCAATATCTTAAAACTACTATAGATACTATTAGTGAAATCGTTAATAACTTAAATTGGCGGCATCAGACAATTGGTAATATGATAAAGTGGAAAGTGTTTGAAGCAGGTGGTTAACTATATTTTTGATATAGACGGTACTCTTACTCCAAGTAGAAGTACTATAGATAAAGAGTTTGGTTCTTGGTTTTACAACTTTTGTAAATTAAATAATGTGTTTTTAGTTACAGGGAGTGATAAACCTAAAACTGTAGAACAAATAGGGTTAGAAATATATAACTCATGTAAAAGAGTATATAATTGTTCTGGTAATGATGTCTACTTAGGTTATAAAAATCTTTACAGGAGTAAATGGAAGCTTCCAACTGAAGCTATAAAATTTTTAGAAGATCAATTATCAATAGCTGACTATTCTGAAAGATATGGTAATCATATTGAACATAGATTTGGATTATGTAATTTTAGTGTAGTTGGTAGAAACGCTAATAAATCTCAAAGAAAAAAATATGTAGAATATGATCATGTATCTAATGAAAGACATATTATAGCTAAAGCATTTAATGAAAGATTTAAAGGATTAGATGCAAATGTAGCGGGAGATATAGGTATTGATATTACATTAAGAGGATGTGATAAGTCTCAGATACTTTTAGATTTTAATCATAATAGTGCTCCTATATATTTTTATGGTGATAAATGCCAAGAAGGTGGTAACGATTATACAATATCAAAAGCTATAGAAAAAAGACAAGATAGTAGTTTAGTTTATGAAGTTAAGGATTGGAAAGAGACTTGGCAGCTGCTCAAATAGTATGTAGTTTAAAAGATTATAGCATGCTCTATATTAAAGCTGATGACGGTATAAAAGCTGAATTAGCTGATTATTTTTCTTTTTATGTTCCTGGTTATAAGTTTATGCCAGCTTATAAAAATAAAGTCTGGGATGGAAAAATAAGATTATATAATAGAATGAATGGAGAACTTAATGCAGGTTTATATGACTATGTTGTAAAGTTTTGTAATGAACGCAACTATATGATGTTAACTGAAGGTACTGATTATGGTTCTCCTTTAGATAGAACTACTCTTACAGATTGGGATCACTTTATTGAAAATGCAAACTTACCTTTTAAACCTAGAGATTATCAAGAAGCAGCTGCTAAATTAGCTTTAGAAAACAATAAAGGTATTTTATTATCTCCAACTGGTTCAGGTAAATCTTTTATAGTTTATTTGATGGTAAAGTACTGGTTACAGTATATTAATGAATCTAGTAAAGCTCTTATAATAGTTCCTACCACATCTTTAGTAGAGCAGTTATATCAAGATTTTATTGATTATGGACAAACTGAAGAAGATATACATAGAATATATTCAGGAAAAGATAAAAACTTTAAATCTGCTATATGCATATCTACTTGGCAATCTATATACAAACTTCCTAAAAAATGGTTTGAACAATTTGGTATGATTATAGGAGATGAATGTCATGGTTTTAAATCTAGATCTTTATCTTCTATATGTAATAAAGCAGTAGAAGCTAAGTATAGATATGGGTGTACAGGTACCTTAGATGGTACTCTTACTCATAAATTAGTTTTAGAAGGTTTATTCGGACCAGTAAATAAAGTAACTACAACTAAAAAATTACAAGATGAAGATACTTTAGCTGGATTAAAAATTAAAATGCTTCTGTTAGAGTATCCAGAAGAAGTAAGAAAGAATTTTGGAAAACAAAAATATCAAGATGAAATAGATTTTATTATTAAACATAAATGGCGTAATGCATTTATTAATAAGTTAACCTTAGAATTGAAGGGAAATACTTTAGTTCTTTTTAATAGAGTAGAAGATCACGGTAAGCCATTATTTGATATTATAAATACTAGTAAAGAAGAAAAGAGAAAAGCTTTCTTTGTATCTGGTGAAGTGAAGACAACAGATAGAGAAGCTATAAGAAAGATAGTTGAGAAACAAAAAGATGCTATCATTGTCGCAAGCTTGGGGACTTTTAGTACTGGTATTAATATACGTAATCTTCACAACATTGTATTCGCGTCACCCTCAAAGTCACAAATCCGCGTTTTACAGAGTATTGGTAGGGGATTACGGAAATCAGACAATGGAAAAATGACTCAACTCTATGATGTAGCAGATGATTTACATTGGAAAAAACATTCGAATTATACACTGCTACATAGTATTGAAAGATTAAAAATATATAAGAAAGAACAATTCGATTTTAAAGTTATAAAGGTTAACGTAGATGAGTAGAGATATAAAACAATTTAAAATGAATAACGGAGAAGAAATTGTCTGTGAAGTACTAGAATGGCCTGAAGAAGATATGGGTGACATTATAGTACGCAGAGCTTTTGAACTCAAGACAATTATATCTCCCGATCATAGTTTTTATATGTTTAAACCGTGGTTAGCTATGCAAGAGGGTATTGATAAATTTATTAGTGTAAATCCTTTACATATTATTGCTGAAGCAATTCCCGCCTCTCGAGTTAAAGATCAATGGCAAGATGTAGTAAATGCTTCAGAAGGAGATGAAGAATTAACATCAGCTGAAGTAGATAAATTAACTAAGAAGTTAAAAGATCTATATGATAATATGTCTGAGGAAGATAAAAATAAAGTTGTCCCCCTTTTCAAACCTAAGGAAACAATGCATTAGGACCCAACATATACCCCCGGCCCCATATAGCTATATGATTATATACTCTTTCTCGAAAAAGGCAACTGTTTTTTTCAAATAAATAAAAAAAAAATATTAGTTGAATAATTGACTAAAATTAGCTATAATATATCTATGAGGATTTGATATGAAAAGAAATAAAAAACAGAATATACATTATGTTAATAATAGAGAATTCTCTGAAGCAGTAGTGAGTTATTGTAGTACTGTAGCTGAGGCAAAGAATAGTAATAAACCATTACCAGTAGTACCAGATTATATTGCTACTTGTTTTCTAAAAATCGCTGAAGGTTTATCTCATAAGGCTAACTTCATACGTTACACTTATAGAGAAGAAATGGTTATGGATGCTGTTGAAAACTGTTTAAAAGCTATAGAAAATTATAATATAGAAGCAGCTACTAGAACAGGTAAACCTAATGCTTTCGCTTATTTTACTCAGATTTCTTGGTACGCATTTTTACGACGCATTCAGAAAGAAAAGAAGCAACAAGACATAAAAATTAAATATATGACTTCTTCTGGGATAGAAGAGTATATAATGACTTCGCCAGGTGAACAAAATTCAAAGACAGTAATGCATAACTTTGTAGAGTCTTTGAAAGATAGAATTGATAGAGTGAAAGAAAAAGACCAGGAGTTTAAAGATTATGCAATTGAAGAAAAAAAACGTCGTAAACGAACAACTATTGTTGATTCAGACTTAAGTGATTTTTTATGAAAGTAGCTATTATTAATGATACTCATTGTGGCGTCCGCAATTCTTCTGACATATTTATCGATAATGCAGAAAAATTTTATGATGATGTATTTTTTCCTTATCTTTTGGAACATAATATTCGCCATGTGTTGCACCTTGGTGATTACTATGATAACAGGAAATATATTAACTTCCGCGCTCTTCACCGCAACCGTAATCACTTTCTTAAACCGTTAAGAGAGTTAGGAATTACTATGGATATTATCCGTGGTAATCATGATACTTATTATAAGAATACTGGAGATATAAACAGTTTAAAAGAGTTACTCGGTCACTATATGAACGAAGTAAATATTATTCATGAGCCGTCTATTATGGATTATGATGGTATGAAGATAGGAGTAGTACCTTGGATAGATGCTGATAATGAAGACGTATCTCTTAATTTTATAAAAAGCGCTAAATGTGATTGGTTAGCTGGTCATTTTGAAATAGCTGGTTATGAGATGATGAGAGGTATAAAAAATGAGCATGGTCTAGATCCTAATATATTTAAACGTTATGAGAGAGTACTATCTGGACATTTTCATACAAAATCAGAAAAAGGTAATATTACTTACCTTGGATCGCAAATGGAATTCTTCTGGAATGATGCTCATGATAACAAATATTTTCACATATTGGATACAGAAACTAGACAAATCGAAGCAATCAGAAATCCTCATACATTGTATCATAGGATTGTGTATGATGATAGTGATACTGATTACCTTCATTATCCTATTGATAATGTAGATAACAAATTTATAAAAGTAGTTGTAGTTAATAAAAAAGACTCATATACTTTTGATAGATTTATAGAACGCTTACAAGATAGACAGATACTAGAACTTAAGATAGCGGAAAACTTTAACGAGTTTTTAGGAGATAAAGTAGACGATGAAGAAATATCAGTCGAAGATACATCTACTTTATTATACACCTACATAGATGCAGTAGATACAGATCTTGATAAAGATAAAATCAAAAAGCAAATGTCAGAATTAATGATTGAGGCTCAAACTTTAGAAATAGCATAATCTAGAGTTGCCTTCTCTTATAGAGTATACTATAATAGACATGTAGATATGGGCAGTGGCACTAACAATATGATTACATTTAAATCTCTGAGATGGAAAAATTTTCTGTCAACAGGTAATTACTGGCTTGACATAGATTTTCTAAAGAGCAATACTACCCTTGTGGTTGGTCCTAATGGAGCAGGTAAATCTACTATGTTAGATGCTCTTAGCTATAGTTTATTTGGTAAAGCGCATCGTAACATATCTAAACCTCAATTAGTTAATTCTGTAAATGGAAAAGGATGTAAAGTAGAAGTAGAATTTAATGTGTTAGGTTCTGACTTTCGAATAGTAAGAGGTATGAAGCCTAATATATTCGAAATATGGAAAGGCGAGACTATGATTAATCAATCAAGTCATGCCAAAGAGTACCAGAAGATCCTCGAGCAAAATATCTTAAAGCTTAATCATAAAAGCTTTCATCAGATTGTAGTGCTGGGATCGTCCTCCTTCATTCCTTTCATGCAGCTCTCAGCAATAAATCGAAGAGATGTTATCGAGGATCTTCTGGACATTAATGTATTTTCTAAAATGAATCTAATACTAAGAGAGAAAACCTCTATACTAAAAGAAGAAATAAAAGATGCATCACATCAGATCGAAGTTAATAAAACCAAACAAGAAGCACAAAAAAAGTATATCCGAGACGTCCGATCTATCCAAGATGAAGCTAAAGAAGAGAAACTCAAATTTATCGAGGACTATAGAGCTGAAATCGAGACTCTCAACGCAGCGAACACAGAACTATCATCCTTCGTGGATGAGCAATTACTTCCAAGCTCAAAGCGTAAGCAAGATGCGCAAGAAAAAATTAACGAGCTTACTACGTTCAGGGCGAAGTTCAACGCCGATATCAAAAAACTCGTTAAGGAGCTTAAATTCTTCGAAGACAACGATACTTGCCCAACTTGTACCCAGCCTATTACAGAAGAAACGAAAAGGTCCCATATCCTGGAAGGAAAAACTAAAGCTAAAGAACTCAATACCGCTATTGAAACTGCTGAAGTTGCTCTGGGAAGACGAAATGAAATACTGGCATCCGCTGAAGAACAGTTAAAAAAATGTCAAGAAGCTCAAAGTGAATTGCATGCTAATAATCAATCTATTAATAATTTTCAGAGGTCTATAGATAAAGCTCAACAGCAATTAGAAGATATCAATAAAGGTGGTGATATGACTAATGCTGTAAAAGATTTAGAATTACTACAAGAAAAAGATTCAAATTTAGTAGAAAAAAAGCTTGCACTTAACGAACAATATAACTATAATATAGTAATGAGCACGATGCTCAAAGATACTGGGATAAAGACTAAGATAATTAAGCAATATATACCTGTAATTAATAAGCTCTGTAACCAGTATCTTCAAATATTAGACTTTTATGTTCATTTTAATTTAGATGAAACGTTTACAGAAACTATTAGATCTAGGTTTAGAGATAATTTTTCCTACGATTCGTTTAGTGAAGGAGAAAAGCAACGTATAGATTTAGCACTATTATTTACTTGGCGTCAAATAGCTAAGATGAAAAATAGTGTATCTACTAACCTTCTTATATTAGATGAAACATTTGATAGTTCTTTAGATAACGAAGGAGTAGATAATCTTATGAAAATAATTGATACGTTGGGAGATACTAATGTATTTGTAATCTCTCATAAAGGTGAAATATTAGAAGAAAGATTCTCTAGTAAAATAGAGATTGTAAAAGATAAAAACTTTAGTAGGATAAGATAATGGAAATTAGTGGAAATACTATCAATATACTTAAAAACTTTGCTGCGGTAAATAGTAACTTTGTTATTAAACCTGGTAACAGTATTATGACAATATCTGAAGCTAAGAATGTTCTAGCAGAGGCTACTATTCCTGAAGAGTTTGATAAAGAAATAGGTATATATGACCTGCAAGAGTTTTTAAATGTTCTTAGTTTAGTAGAGCAGCCTAGAGTACGATTTGAAGATAACTATATGAATATTAGTGGTATATCAGGAAGAGAAACTATTAAGTATTATTATGCTGATACTGATATGTTAACTACTCCTACTAAACCTATAACTATGCCTGATGTAGATGTATCTTTCTCATTAGACCAATCTACTCTATCTAATATTAAGAGAGCAGCTAGTGTATTAGGTCATGGACAGTTAATCATAGAGCCTGATAATGGCTCAGTTAAATTATCCGTAGTTGATTTAGAGAATACTACAGCTAATATATATTCGATATCAGTAGATGGAGAATATAAAACTAATAATTCATTTAAGTTTGTTATTAATATAGCTAATCTTAAAATGATCGCAGATGACTATCAAGTTGATATATCATCTAAACTTATTTCGCAATTTACTAATACTAGCGACAGTTTAAAATATTGGGTAGCGCTAGAAAAAACGTCAATTTATGGAGAATAAAATAATGGCAAAACAACCTTATTCCGCTAAAACTAAAGAAGAAGTGGATGCTGAGCTTAAATTAGCTCATGAATCGCACGCACCAGTATATGACCTAGCTAATAGAGTATGTCGTTCTACTGTTGCAGTTATTGATACTATGGTACAAAGAGGAGCAGTAAAGGGAGAAGAACTATCTACTCTCGGATCATTACGTGATCAAGCTGTTCAATTAATTCAAATGTGCGAGACATATCAACAAGATTCTGCTTCTGAGTAATGCAAAAAGAAGTTCTTGCCTTTAATTTAGATTTCGACTATAATATACTTACTAGATTATGGTATGAAAAATATGCATTGAAGGCAGAAACATATGATGATCCTAGATTGGATGATTATATGAAAAGACCTGAGTTTATAGCTCAGTATGGTAACTGGAGCAAGGATGTTTGGAAAGTATCAAGAGTAGAGCTTGAAGAATATCCTCAGATACTAATTGATCTATTTGGTGTAAAAGCTAAACCTAGATTTTATAAACTTGATGCAAACGCTGTTTTACCTTATCATGTTGATAATGATACTACTTGTGCAATAAACTTTATCTTATCAGATAAACCAGCTCCAGTTAGTTTTCAGCAATCAGGTAATACGTATCAATATAAGACAGCGTTATTGAATACTAGATTATGGCATGGGGTCTGGAATGGCCCTGAAGAAAGGTTACTTTTTAAGCTGTCAGTATTTGACGAACCTTACGAAGTAGTATATAATAAAATTATGGAATTGATTGGTTAGTAATATGAATGACTTTCTCTGGGTTGAAAAATATCGTCCTTCGAAGATCTCTGAAACGATTCTTCCTCCTTCTCTCCTTCAAACGTTTCAGGAGATCTTGACTAAAGGTGAATTACCTAATATGTTGTTTTCAGGAACGGCTGGTCTGGGTAAGACTACTGTTGCTAAAGCGCTTTGTAATGAGCTAGGGTTGGATTATATTATGATTAATGGCTCAGAGGAAGGCAACATCGATACTCTTAGAGGTAAAATTAAACAATTTGCTTCTAGTGTATCGTTGTCAGGTGGTGTTAAGGTAGTTATTCTCGATGAGGCTGACTACCTTAACCCACAATCTACTCAACCTGCTCTTCGAGGTTTTATTGAAGAGTTTAGTAATAACTGTAGATTTATTCTTACGTGTAATTTTAAGAATAGAATTATTGAACCGCTTCATTCTCGTTGCGGTATATATGAGTTTAATACTAGTAAAAAAGATCTAGTAGAATTAGCAGGTAATTTTTATAAGCATTTTGTAAAGATATTAGATAAAGAAGGAATACCTTATAAGCAAAAGATAGTAGCTGATCTTATTATGAAATATGCTCCGGACTGGCGAAGAGTTATGAACGAAGCGCAGCGACTATCTCTTACTAAAGACCATCTTACTAATAATATTTCTAGTAATAATAGTAACAACTTTAATGAACTAGTAAAGCATCTTAAAGAGAAAAACTTTAAGAATATGCGTAAGTGGGTTGTAGATAATATGGATATCGATACTGTTGCTATCTTTAGAGGTCTATATGATAATATGAATGAGACTGTAGAAGCAAAGAGTGTACCTCAGTTAGTTTTAATACTTGCTGAATATCAATATAAAAACGCTTTCGTTGCGGACCATGAACTTAATACAGTAGCATGCTTTACTGAAATCATGGCTAACGTGGAGTTTAAATAATGAAATTATTTGTATTAGTTTTATATTTGTGGGGACAAACTGAATCAGGCAATTGGGTTTATATAGGTAATCAATATGTTTATAATGATCCTATGCCTATAGAAGAATGTAAAAAAATAGCAGAACTTGATAATTGGTCTTGGCATGAAGGTAACAAATATTATAGTATTACTTTAGAGTGTCAAGAAGTATAATGATAGATGTAAAGCTTTATGATCAATCATTAGAAGAAGAATTAAAAGATTTTTGTAAAAGAATTAATATACCCAGCTGGCAATTTGAAAGATTAAACTTAGATAAGATTAAATATTTTTGTGCTATCTATAAAAATAAAATTATATCTATAAACGGTGTAAGAAAGCTAGATGATATTGAATGGGCTGCTTATACTAGATTAGCTACCGATCCAGACTTTTATAAACTTATTACTATCAATAGAGCTAAAGGAAGCCTATGTACAATATACTGTGGCTCAAGTATACCATTAAGATACTTAAGTAAACCATCTATACAATATTGTTTAGATAATGGAGCTAAAAGATTAGTCTGTTATGTAAAAATAAAAGACGAAGAGGGAGTAAATAACGCTAAAAATAGAAAACACTATTTTAAATTAGCAGATGTAGGACTACTTGACTATGACGGAATACATGAAATAAATGGTTGGCGTCAAGATAAATTTATACTTAATCATGAAAAAATTATAGAACATGTAGATGAAGGATGGAGAGTAACTAAATTTGAATTTAAGGAGATGAAAGATGAAAGTAAGTGATATACCAGGACTAGGTCGATTTGGTAAGTTCATAGACGACGTAGATTTTTGGACAATGTCAGAAGATCAATGGATGGAAATTGGTCAAATTCATTTAGATTCCTTAGTAACTATTATTAGAGATACAGAGCTTGACAAATATTCATACGTTAAATGGATGAATAAATGGGGTCAAACTCGCATGTCATTTCAAAGTACGATTTTAAAAAGACATCCTGAATGGGATGGCAGACTGGAATCTATAGATGATAGTTGGACTGATGAAGATAAAGAATCAGTAGAAACGTTTTTAGGAATATCTGAGAAACCTAACCCTGCTAGTCCTTTGTATGAAGTAATTAGAGTACAGGGTGGTTATGATGAAGACGGTAAACCAAAAGGAATGTTTGCTGAAGGAGAGCTATTATGGCATAGTAATGAAAGCGGTAATATAGCCTTCGCTCCAGCAGTAGCTTTATTAGGTTATGAAAATACTACTAAAAGCTGTACTGGATTTTTAACTACAGTTGATTATTATGAAAGTGTAAGTGATAGCTTCAGGAAAGAACTAGATCAAATAGTTCTTATTCATAACTTTATGCCAGGAAAAATTAACCCTGGTTTAAATAGTAGACAAGATGATGTTATGTATAAAAATATGGTACCTATTGCTAATACTGAGATACCATTAGTAATTCAAAGCCCAGCAGGTCATAAAGGTCTACATTATAGCTTTAATACTGTTACAGGTATTAAAGGTATGAGTGATGAAGAAGCTAAGAAACTACTACTTCAAATAAGAAAAGAATTAGAAGTAGAAGAGTATATCTATGATCACTGGTATAAAACAGATGGAGATTTATGTTTATTTGATAATAGTATTACTCAGCATAGACGTTTGGGAGAAACTACAGGTAGACTTTGTTTAAGATATCAATATGATTATTCTAATTTACAAACTCAACCTTGGATACCTTATATGCAGCAACCATATATTAATCAATATGTAGAAGCTATTCATAATATAATATTACCAGGATTACCCAATTACAATGAATTTAAATTACCAAAATATATTAAAAAGTAGTAAAGGACAAACTAACCTTATTGTAGTACCTCAAATAGAGAATAATGCTCGCTATGAAGTATATATTGACGGTATAAAAAGAGAAAATTATCAATTTATAAAACTTAGTGAAGAATATAGTTATAAAGAGATAAGAATATTACTATTAGAAGGTAGTATAAAAATATCTGATAGTGCATGCTGGGCAATTTATCCTACCTTTGATAATAATATAATACCTCTTAAACAGTCTGATTATTGTGATTGGTTTTTTAGTGAAACAGAAGAAGTAAATAAATGGTATAATGCTCCTTATGAGTTAAACTTTTTACATATCTTTTTACAAGGTCCTTCTTATTTTAAAGGAATAAAACCTATATATGATTATCAACCTACTCTATTAGGTGATCCAAAACTTAAAAAAGAAAATACAGAGAAGCTGCTTATGCATTTAGGACTACAAAATAGTACTCAAAAAAAGTATAGTAGGATTATAAACTCCCCATGTTAATTTTATATACTCAACCTAGATGTGGATACTGTGATATATTAAAAGAAAAACTAACAGCTCTTAATCATTTATTTAGAGAAGTAGATATTACCCAAGATAAAAAAGCGCTTGCACTTATGAAAGAATTAAGCCATAATACAGTACCTCAGTTATATTGGGGAGATATTCATGTTAATGATAAAGATACTTTAGCTTTAACTCCAGAGTATCTAGATAAAAGAATTAATGAATGTAAAAAACTTTATTGGCCTTGGGAGGACAGCGGACTTGAATCCTTTTGAATATGTGAAAAGTATCAACGATACTAAAACTGATATTATGATAGATGACTTGGCTGAAAAAGAATATGCGCCTTTCATAGTCAATAGAAGCTTATCTTATTTTTACGATACAGTAGCATTAGCTAATGTTATGAATCAATACCACCATACGGATAATAAACTCCAATATCATTTTCTTATAAATATCGTTAGGAAACGTAAACGATTTTCGAAATGGTTCAAACCAGACGAGGAACGTGATATTGAGGTGGTAAAAAAATATTATGGCTATAGCAATGAAAAAGCTCGTCAGATACTACCTTTACTATCACCTGAACAAATAACGATAATAAAACAAAAGGTGAACAGAGGTGGAACAAAGTAATGTAATAGAATGGACTCCAGATAGTATGCTGGAAGTCACACTTAATGAACCAGATGATTTTTTAAAAGTAAGAGAAACATTAACAAGAATAGGAGTAGCTTCTAGAAAAGAAAAGAAGCTCTATCAGTCTTGTCATATCTTGCATAAGCAAGGAAGATATTTTATAGTACACTTTAAAGAGCTTTTTATACTTGATGGAAAAAAAGCTAACTTAGAAGATACAGATATTCAAAGACGTAATACAATCGCAACATTAATGAGTGATTGGGGATTATTAGATATAGAGAAAGCAAGTAACTTAGATTGTGCTCCGTTAAGACTTATTAAAATCTTACCATTTAAAGAAAAAGATTCTTGGGAACTATGTCCAAAATATAACATAGGTAATAAATAGTTGCTTTTTTTTAAAAAGTATACTATAATAAAATATAAATAAAAGTGTAGTGCAGATAATCTGGCTACGTTAATCTTGCTTGAAAAGGAGATAAATATGACAGGCATACAATCACTATTCCCGCGGTCATCTTTTGTAGGTTTTGACCATCTATTCAATGAACTTGAATGGACTGCTAAACACGCTCAGGACCACTACCCCCCACATAACATTATTAAACAAGGAGATGAGGAATATCTCATTGAGCTTGCGATTGCGGGGTTCTCAAAGGATGAAATTACCGTAGAAGTGAAAGACAGAGTTCTTACTGTAAAAGGAGAACATGTCTCAAAAGGTCGTGAGTTTATTCATAGAGGTATTTCTACTAAAAAGTTTAAACGCACTTTCCGGCTGTCCGAACATGTAAATGTACTCGGAGCAGATATTCAGGATGGTATCCTTGCAATCGAATTGAAGTATATCATTCCAGAAGAAATGCGTCCTCGTAAAATCAATATTGGTCAAAGCGAGGAAAAATCTAATGGCAGCAATAGCACTTCAAAGCCTGAACTTCTCAACGAAAGTTCTTGAAAGGTTCTGGCATCAGTTCGTAGTTTTCTGGAAAAAAACTTCACTAAATATGCAAATGTCTAGACAAATGGCAGCTAACTCCCAGCTTGCGCATATGATGCAACACGAGTACCCAGGTATGACTGTTCCTCAAATCGCAGATAAACTTAATCGAGATAATCTCGAATATTTTAAAAGGAAGTTAGATGAGATTGTTTAAAAAAATATTTAATTTTTTCTGGGATTCTAATCCACATTCTGGTTTAAATAAAAGAGAAGAAGAATGGCTAGCCCAATCAACTGATCTTTGTGAGCTAGAAAGAAGGATGAAACAGCTAGAAAACTCTAACCTTAAAGGTTGGATTTAAAACAAAAAGGGGCTAACCGAGCGGGATGCCCCTTTTTTAGTTGCATAAACGTATAAATTATACTATAATGTAGTATATGAGGAGTGACTATGAATTTCTATACATCTATTAATCGTTATGGTAATAATATCCTCTTTAGAGGATTTGAAGATGGTGAACGCGTAGCTAAGAAAATACCGTTTATGCCTACCTTATTCATTAACTCTGAATATGAAACTGGCTGGTTTAATTTAAAAAACGAACCAGTACTTCCTAAAACTTTTGACTCTATGAGAGATGCTTCTGACTTTATGAAGCAATATGATACTGTTGAGAACTTTACCGTTTATGGTACTAATAATTATGTTACTCAATTTATTAATGATCGTTATCCAGACGCTCCTAGATTTGAGAGAGATAAAATAAATGTTACTACTATAGATATTGAGGTTGCGTCTGACGATGGTTTTCCTTTTGTCCAGCATGCTGCTCATCCTGTTATATCTATTACAATGAAAAATAATATAGATAATATATACCGAGTATGGGGGCTTTATGACTACGATCCGGACAGTTGCGTCGTTGAAGGAATCGATTCAATCCAGTATATCAAATGCAAAGATGAAATCGATCTATTACTTTCTTGGCTCAATTACTGGCATGATCCTCGCTGGTGTCCTGACGTCGTTACGGGATGGAACACTCGTCTTTTTGATTTTCCTTATCTTATTAATCGAGTAAAGAATGTTATTGGTGGAGATGTTTATAAAAAATTCTCTCCCTGGGGTGTAGTAGATCAACGTAGTATCGTTATAGCTGGTAGAGAGAATATTGCATATGAAATGGCTGGTATTCAACAGTTAGATTACTATGACTTATTTACTAAGTTTGGCTATACTTACGGTCAACAAGAATCATATAAACTAGATCATATAGCGCATGTAGTGCTTGGAGACAATAAGCTCTCCTATGCAGAACATGGTTCTCTACATTCTTTATATAAACATAACTTTCAGAAGTTTATTGATTATAATATAAAAGATGTTCAGATTGTTGATCGTTTAGAAGAGAAAATGGGACTTATTACTCTTGCTATGACTATGGCTTATAGAGGAGGAGTTAACTACTCTGAAACTTTTGGTACTGTTCAGATCTGGGATGCTATATTATACCGACTTCTATTTAAAAAGCAGATAGCTTGTCCTCCTAAGTTTGTTAATGATAAGATACCTTATCCAGGAGCATTTGTAAAAGAACCTCAAACTGGTATGCATGACTGGGTAGTATCGTTTGACTTAAACTCTCTATATCCTAATATTATTGTTCAATATAATATGAGTCCTGAAACGGTTTTACCTGGAAAGACTCCATTAGGTATTGACCCTGTAGAGAAACTATTAGGAGGAGATAAAGTAGAAATAAAAGAAGGTACTACTATGGCTGCGTCAGGTACTTCTTTTACTAAAGATCAGAAAGGTATTATTCCTACTATTATTAAGCAATACTATGACGAGAGACGTACTATAAAATCTCGTATGTTAGAAGCTAAGCAAGAATATGAAAAAACTAGAACTAAAAAACTAGAGAATGAGATTACTATTTTAGAGAATCAACAGATGTCTATTAAGATTCTTATGAATAGTCTTTATGGTGCTCTAGGTAATAAGCATTTTAGGTATTTTAATAATCATGTTGCGGAAGCTATTACTCTATCTGGTCAGTTAGCTATTCGTTGGGCTGAAGAAGCTATTAATAAAGAAATGAATACTGCTTTAGATACTCTAGGTAAAGACTATGTTATAGCTATTGATACTGATAGTTTATATGTTAATATGAATAAATTAGTAGAGAAATATAAACCTAAAGATCCTGTTAAGTTCTTAGATAAAATTTGTAGAGAGCATTTCGAGAAGGTGCTAGCTAAATCTTATGAAGCTATGGCTAAAAAGCTAGACGTTATGGAAAATCGTATGGAAATGGCTCGAGAAGTTATTGCTAATAGAGGAGTATGGATAGCTAAGAAGCGTTATATCTTAAACGTTCATAATAACGAAGGTGTGCAATATGCTGAACCTAAGATGAAGATGATGGGTGTAGACGCTGTAAGATCTTCTACTCCTCAGATTTGTCGAGATAAGTTTAAAGAAATATTTAAAGTAATTATTGATGATGGAGAAGAAGCTACTCAAAAATTTATTGCTGATTTTAAGAGAGAGTTTAGAAAACTACCTCCTGAAGACGTATCTTTCCCTCGAGGTTGTAATATAGAAAAGGATGGAAAGTCTTGGGCTGATCCTAAAACTATCTATAGAAAAGCTTGTCCTA